CACCTTTAACAGCTCCAGCGCCAGCAAGTTCTGATAAACCTTTCATAGCAGCTTTATTAGCTGCATTTTTTTTCGATTCAGCATCAGTTGGATTACTTTTTTGGTATTCATCAAGTATAGATTTAGCAGCTGTTGCAATACCACCAGCTAAACCTAAAGATGCTTGGTCATAATTTTGTGTGTGATTATACATTAAAGTATCTGGCATATACAGTGCTACAGATTCTTTTGTTAATCTTGTTGTGTTGATAAGTTTTGTGTTTGTTATTTCTTTGATATTCTCTTCAATTATTTTGTTTGTTGATTGTGCGCTACCTTTTAAGAGATTTTGAGATTGGCCAAATATATTTTGAAGGCCACTTTTAACACTTGAACCTGTTTTGTTTAACAGTGAATTTAAGTTGCCTTGAATTCCACCACCAACACCGGAAGACATATTTGTTAATTTTGAACCAATATTATCTAATCCTAAATTACCAACAGAAGATTTGATTTGATTAACACCACTAACAAGTTTATTGGTTATTTCACTACCAGTTGATATGTTTTGAAAACTTGCTAAACTACTTGGAATACCACCAGGCGTATCTGTTGATTTTGCATTACCTGTGCCTGGAGCAACAGCGCTTGACTTATCTTGCTCACGAATATAAAAGACCATATAATGTCCTTTATCAAAAGCACCAACATCAATAGGATATCTAAAGCTATCTCTTTTATATTGTGTTCCTTCTAAAGCAGATAAAGGACCAAAACCTGATTGTTCGCTACTGTTAAATTTGATATCGCCGAAGCCAAAAAGTGACATATTTTTATCCGTGAGTAATTAAATCTAGCATAAGTAGTATTTATGCCTTATTCTGGAAAATTTACTCCTAAAAATCCAAGTAAATATAAAGGTGACCCATTCAACATTATTTATCGTTCAAATTGGGAACGCCGTGTTATGAAGTATTTGGATGAAAACAAAAACTGTATATGGTGGGCGAGTGAAGAGATGCCCATACCATATGTGTCGCCTGTTGATAATAAAAAACATCGTTACTTTCCAGATTTTATTGCAAAAGTTCTTACAAAAGAAGGTAAAGAACAAACTTTAATGTTAGAAGTTAAACCAGAGAAACAAACAAAGAAACCCACCCAAAAAAGAAGAACAAGAACATTCCTCAACGAAACAATCGCATATGCTATCAATCAGGAGAAATGGCGTGCAGCTGACCTGTTTTGCAAAGAACACGGTTGGCAGTTTATGTTAATTACTGAAAAAGAGTTAGGTATCTAGTATAAATAGATAAATGCCATACTTAATTGATAGAATCAAAGAATCTTTAGCAAAAGAAGGTTTAACACCACGAACTCGTGAAGCTCGTGAATGGTTATTATCTAAAGTTGAAGAAATGCGAGTTAGTAATAAATCTTTAATGAGATATGCTGACAAAGATACTACAATTATTGGTAAAATGTATTTTTACTTCTATGACCCAAAAACTAAAGACAAATTGAGATATTATGATAACTTTCCTTTAGTTATACCCGTAGAAGAATATAAAGATGGATTTTTAGGTTTGAATTTACACTATATTCACCCTAAATTTAGAATGAATTTGTTAGATAAGTTAAGTGAGACGCTAACAAATGATAACTATGATGAAAGAACAAAATTTAGAATCACATATGATTATTTAAAAGCTGCATCAAACATTTTTGAAGCAACTCCATGTATTAAAAGATATTTGTATAATCAAGTGCGTTCAAGTTTTTTAGAAATTAAAGCTGATGAATGGGACATAGCTGCGTTGTTACCAGCAGAAAACTTTACTGGTGCAACAACAAGTCAAGTTCATAGCGAATCAAGGAAGAAATTTTAAATGTCATTCTCACCTAACATATTTTTATCTAATATTCGTGGCAAAAGCGGTCTAGCAAGACCATCACGATTTGAAGTTATATTACCTATTCCACCAGCTGTAAGTAATTCTGTTGGCAATTCAATCATTGAAAAAATACTTAATTTTCCAAATTCAGTATTCAATGATGTGTCAGATGCTATCAATTCAGCTATAGGTGGTTCTAGTGGCCAAGACGAGTTTTCTCGCTCAGGTAATTCATCTTTATCTCGTTATCTTTCACTTCAATGTGAAGCTGCTGAATTGCCAGGTAGAACATTACAAACAGCGGATGTTAAAATCTATGGTCCAACATTTAAGGTACCTTATCAGTCAATGTATGCTGATATGAATTTAACATTTCTATGCACAAACGATTTTTACGAAAGAAAATTATTTGACAAATGGATGGAAGCAATTATGCCGTCTGATACAAATAATTTAAGATTTCCAAAAGGAGAAACATCTCGTTATATGTGTAACATTAAAGTTATACAATATGATGAGTTTATTAAGAAAATATTTGCCGTTGAGTTACTAGATGCGTTTCCTGTTGGCATCGCACCTCAAACACTCAATTGGTCAGATGATAATTTTCATAGGTTATCTGTTCAATTTGCTTATCAAAAATACAGAGTGACTTATGATGGTAGTTATGATTTAGGTCAAGCAGCTTCAGCACTATTTGGTGCTGCTGGTGCAAGACTTTTACCATTTGGTAAGGCTGTGACAAACTTGCCATTTTAATATTTAAAGCGAGGTTATTATGTTACCAAAGTTAGATGTACCGACCTTTGAAGTGAGCTTGATATCAACGGGACAAACCATACGATATCGCCCATTCTTGGTCAAAGAACAGAAATTGTTTTTGATGGCTTCAGAATCAGAAGACCCAAAAGAAACAATTAATGTTATAAAACAAGTTTTAAGAAATTGTATTATTGATGATATTGATGTTGATTCTTTACCAACATTTGATTTAGAATGGTTGTTTATTCAACTACGAGCAAGGTCTGTTGAGGAAGTTGTTCATTTAAATTATAAATGTAATAACAATGTCAAAGACGAAGAAGGTAAAGATGCTAAATGTAATGGCGTTGTAGAGATTGATGTTAATTTACTTGAGATTGAACCGAGTAAAGATCCCAATCATACAAACAAAATACAGTTAAGTGATAAGTTAGGATTAGTATTAAAATATCCTACATTTGAAATGGTTGAAAAATTTGAATCAGCTGAAGGTGAAGATGTTATCACTAATGTTTTAGTTGATTGTATTGATTACATTTACGACAATGAACAAATGTATTATGCAAAAGATACAACCAAAGAAGAATTAACAGACTTTGTGGATAATCTTCAACAAAAAGATTTAGAGAAGATTAAAGTGTTTTTTGACACTGTTCCAAAAATTAAAAAAGATGTGACTTTTGAATGTCCTCGTTGCAAATATAAAGAAGACATCGCAATACAAGGAATTCAAAATTTTTTCGTCTAATTTTTCGTTATGATACACTAGGGAACTACTATCAGACAAACTTTGCATTAATGCAACATCACAAATATAGTTTGACTGAGCTTGAACAAATGATTCCTTGGGAAAGAACTATCTATGTTAATATGTTAATTAAGTATTTGGAAGAAGAAAAAGAAAGAATTCGATTACAACAATTACAGAGAAAAAATAGGTAATGGCTAACACATTTAATACCGCTGTTTCTGACTATAAAGAAAGTCTTGCTAAAGACCTAGGTTATAGTAACTACAAAGAATATCAACAAGCAAATAAAAAAGGATATTCTGGTGGCATAAAACAACGCCTTGAACAAGGTGCTGGTTTTGGAGAAGCGTTTGCTGGCGGTATAGGAGAAGGAGCAAAAGGCATTAAAACAGCAATGAATCCTAAAAACATTGCTAAAAAAGCTTATATGAATTTCTTCTCCGGTGATGATATCTTTTCTGCATATATGCGTGGCAGATTGGCTAAAAAACCAAAAGCTATGCCTAAGCCTAAAGAACAACCTAAAGAAGTTGCAAAGCCAGCTGAAACTCCAAAAATGGAGTTTATGGAATCTTATGATAAAAAGTTAGTGGGTCGTGATGAAAAAACAGGACGATTTACTAAACTCACAGAAGAAGAACAGTGGGCTCAACAACGAAAATATGGTCTAACAAAACTAACAGCGCTATCACCCACACCCGTTGGAGGAAAAACTGAAGGATTAGGTAATCTAGCCGGTGTTGCAAAAGATATTATAATTATTCGTAATGCAATATCTACTCTACTTGATTTTGAAAAAGAAGGTAAAGAACAAGGAAAGCGTGCTGAACAAACTAGATTTTTACAAGAACAGGATGCTAGAGAAGCCGCTCTCGAAGCTAAAAATGTAGCACCCATTCAAGTCACAGCTGAGGGTGGTGGTGAAACTAAAAAATCTGGTGGCGGTATTATGGGTTTTCTTAAAAACATAACTTCATTGGTTTTTAATGGTATAGGTAAAGCATTTGGTTTATTGTTTAGTCCAAAATTCTTATTCTCAATATTCAAAAAATTATTCGCTTTTGCTGCTGTTGTTGGTTCAATTTTTGTTGGATTTAAAGCTGGGTTTGAAGAATTCAGTAAATCGGGAAGTTTAGGAAAAGCATTAGCAGAAGGTCTTACTGCTGTATTAAACTTTTTAACTCTTGGACTTTTATCAAAAGAAACATTAGATGGTGTTAAATTTAGTATAGAATCAAAATATACAGAAATAAAAAATGCAATTGTTGGCAAGTTTTATGATATGAAAGACTGGATGATTAATAATATTGGAATACCTAGAGTTGATTTATTTACTGTTGGTGGTGAAACATATGGATTTGGTCCTTGGTATCCATTTAAAGATAAT